CAGCTATCCACATTTTCTTGTCAGCCATTATTAAGCCCTAATAAATATAACAATCTCGCCCAGATCCCATCTAGCTTTGGTTCCGAACTAATTACTTTCCCAAATCGTTCACTATTTCTGATACTGGCTCCGCTACAGCTTCTATAGCTGCTAATGCTGGCGTAATAACTGGGGCTTCAGCAACGGCAACAGCCTCAATTACTGGAGCAATATCATCAATAATTGGCGCAGCAGCAGCAGGAGCGATTGATTTAACACCAGCAATAACAGTATTAACCAATGAAATGGCGTCTAGACCCTTAGCTTGTAGCGCAATATGACATACAGCAGATAATGCACTTTCTAATTCTTCACTTAATGTTAAAAAACTCATTTTTACTCTCCAGTTTTGAAAATAATATTATACAATTTTATTAAGAATATTTAACTACAATACTCAGTCACTATAACTATACCAGGTGCTCCAGATGCGGCAGTGCCATTTTGCGTTCCAGATGCTCCACCACCATAGCTTTTTCCTGCATTTCCTGCCGACCCTGATGCTGCGCCTTTGCAAGATAATCCATAAAAAGAAGCGCCACCAAATCCAGATCCTTGACCATTTGTTGTAAATTGACCAGGGCCACCATCACCACCCGGAATTGCCATAATTAACTTCCCACCAGCTACACTACCAGCTGCGCCACCGCTTCCTCCTGGAGTAGATGCGACAGTTATCGATACCCCTATTCCACCTCCAGTTGTCACAACTAAAGTTGAAACGGAAGTTGCAACCCCTGCATTACCGGCAGTTCCTCCAGTACCAATTGTTACTGTTTGTGAAGATCCAATTTGCGCAGCAGTAAATAATCCTTTTGTATAAGATCCTCCGCCAGATCCAGAAGAAATGTTACTTGCTCCAGTAGTAACTCCACCACCACCACCACCAACAGCTTCAATAATACAATAAAGCATTCCTGAAGTTGGCGTGTATGTTCCACTAGATGTAAACGTTTGAGTGTTAACTATTTGAAGTGCCGTACCAATTCCAGCTTGCCATGTAGGTAATGCGCTAGTGCCATTAGACGTTAATACTTGGCCGCTAGCTCCTACTGAAGCAATAGATTGTAACGCTCCTGTTGAAGTTGTGCCGCCGCAAATTACTGAATATGCAGTAAATGAAGCATCTCCTGTACCGCCACTACCTACTGCAATAGGAGTTGAAAAAGTAGTAGCACCAGCAATGGTCTGCGCGCCCTGAGTCATTACAAATGATGCGTTTGTTCCAGCGTCTGGAATCGTATAGTTTCTTGCTCCAGCTTGTGGAGCTGTCAGCACACTAGTTACTGTGTTCCCAGTATTATTACTAGCATAAAATAAAGTATAACCAAAACCTGATGATGTAGGATTAATAGCTAGAGCACCACCGGCAGATCCTGGAGTTCCTAAAAATACTGTATTAAAACTACAGGTCCCACTTGAATCTCTAGATGCCAATGTTGATGCCGTTGCCGATGAAGAATATGCTAATGATGCCAATTGACTACTACCATTTGTAACGACAGCAGATGATGCAGTTAATCCAGAAGTAGTAATCGTCCCAGTTAAGGTTGGACTAGACAATGATGGGCTAGTTAACGATGGTGATGACCCAAACGAAGTTAAGGATGATGCAATAACATTCGACGCCAATGTGGTGCCAGTCAATGCGGAAGCCGCAACAGCCGAAGCCGTACCAGATGTTCCGCTAATGTTACCTACTATCGTATTGCTGAATGTATAAGTTCCAGCCAATGTCTGCGTACCTGCACCCATTACAAAGTTAGTACTAACTCCCGCGTCAGGAATTGTATAAGTATGCGCACCAGCTTGGGCAGCATTAGTAATAGAAGTTATGAAATTTCCGGAATTATTAGCAACCGACAAGTTAAGATAACCAAGTGCATTACCAGAAGGATATATGTTTAACGTGCCAGCAATAGTATTGCTACCTAGAGTTTCTGTAACTGCATTTAAAGTAGTAATCGTGCCAAGAGAAGTTAATGACGACGCAACAACATTGCTAGCTAATGTTCCACCTGTAATATTCGCGGCTGCTACAGAGGATGCTAGGCCAGTAGTATTTCCTGTTCCTCCATACGTAGTCGCTAATACTGTTCCGTTCCAGATACCCGTAGTAATTGTACCTAAGCCAGTAAGTGATGAGCTTACAACATTAGATGCAAGAGTGGCTCCAGTCAATGTACCCGCAGCAGAAGGTACTGTTATATTTGCAGTACCATTGAAGCTGACGCCATTAATAGTTCTAGCTGTCTGTAAAGCTGTAGCGGTAGCTGCATTACCTGTAATACTAGTTTGATCGCCAGTATTTGAACCACTGACCGATGCTGCGCCACTAATTGTTAGTGTTGCTCCCGTATTAGCAATGCCAGTTCCACCCATAGCACCAGATAATGGCGTGGTAAGACCTAATATGCTTGTAATATCTGAGTTTGCACCACTTGCAGCAGCTGTCAATGCCGTACGATAGGCAGATGTTGAAGTTTCCGCGGATAATTGTCGAGCCAAAGAGGTGAATGGTATTTCTGAAAGTGATCCTGGTGTACCAAGTGATCCAAGAACGGCATTAGCCACAGAGATATTAGGGGTTGAGATTAACCAACGACCAGGGCCAGTAATTGGCTGAACTACTGTAATATTATCAGGTGTAGCAGTAGCGGAATTATTATAAACAAATATTCCTAAATTAATGACGTTTGCAACAACACCATTGATGTAATCAGTAACATCTAATGCTGCCAAATCTGATGCAGCAGAAAGTGGCGCATGTATTACATGATCCCATAAAAAAACATTAGCCATTTACTACTCCCCTGGCGTATATAGATCGTTCGTATCATCTTCGTATATGCGATTTACGTCATCAACATAAAATGATTCACTGATTACACCAGCAGATTCAATGTCTGTGGTCCAAATTGATAGTTGCAGCCCCATCATCATATTAGTAGCCCCAAGAAATACCAGTAGCAGTAGTTCCAGTCGTCATTACTGCAAACGCTCTAACGACAAACTGTGATCCAGCAGCGATATAAAGAGTATCTGTCGATAAATCAGCATACTTTACTGTAACTAATCCACTAACTTGAACCATAATCACACGTGAGCATGTAGCTCCAACAGAATCGGTAAATAATTCATCTAATACAACAGGATTACTTTTCTGCATAGCTTCCATGCCGTATGGCAAGGCTCTATTTGGATCGTAAGGAGTGATCGTACCTAATGCGTAATTTTGCGCGCCTGCCATATTCATCCCCACTTAAATAAGATAAATTGCCCATGCAAGCAGAGGGGCAATAGTTACTAACTAGCTACACGAACAATTTGATAATTGATAGTTGATGCACCTGGATCAGCACTGAATGTGTAAGTAATCGTCGTGCCAGATAAGCTAGCCGAACGAAGATAAACAGCATTAGCAGCAGCAGATAATGACGCAAATACTAGATCACCAGCAACAGCGCCAGCAACAGTTTGCGTATCAGTAACAGCACCACCAGCAAATACAGTGGCACCAGATGCAACAATGATTGCCTCAGGTTTAACGCCAGTTGCTAACATTGTTCTGGTAATCGTACCAGCAGCAATCGAATTAGCAGTTGAAATGCTGTTCGTTGCAGTATCAATTAAGATATAGGCTTGTGGATTTCCAAGAGTTGCGGTAGCAAGTGCATATTCAACCCATACACCACCATTTAGAGCTGCAAACACCGTGGTGCCATTAACTGCAAAAGTTTGGTTTGTAGCATGATATTGATAGATGCCACTTTCATAAACCGAAACTAAAGTTCCGACTTCAGTCGCCACGCCATTTACGGTTACTGATACGTCATAAGCTGACATTGCAGTAGTTGAAGCAAAGTTCATCAAGTTGTCTGGAATGCCGACGATATAAGCCATTTTGTTACCCTCATTAATTGATTAAATTTAAAACATTCAAAGCATTATTATACTATTAAAGTTTAATAATATGTGGTAAAGCCAACGTCGGCTGCGTTGTGGGAATTGCTGTAATACCATTGATGTCGGGATTAACAAGATTAATGGCAACACCGCCACCAGCTAAATTTAAATTAACTGAGTGTGAAGAAGTTAATCCACTATTCACACCGGTTGCTTGACCCGCAACTTGCGTAATTAATTGTGGAGCTCCCGTCTGATCATCAACAACGACTAATGTTTGGATACCTGTACCAACATCAGTAATAACAATCGGAACTTGGTCTTGAATTGCATTATTATACGTAGCAGATAATTGATATACACCAGTAGGAGCAGTAGGAACGCTTATGCCAGTTCCATTGATAATATAGTACGTTGTGGCAACGGCTAAACCAGCAGGAGCGGTACCCGTCGTCACAAGTTGAACAGCCATACCCGAATATAAAGTGCTATCAGAATATAATCCCGGGGCTGCAATCGTAATGGTATTTACAGTGTCTATTTGAGCTGTATAAGTGAAACTTAATTTAGGGCTGCCCGTATTCGCAATGACGCGGCCACCATTAAAAAATGCTTGAATTTGATAATCTGCTGCGTAATCGATTAATGATGTAGCACCGCGAACAACTTTAGCGCCTGTCTTATCGTAAACTGGGCATATTGAATCGGAATATGTATTCCACAATGCAGCAAATAATGATGTCGTCCGTGGACTGGCTAATAATGTTGCGGCACTTGATCCATTACCTACAGTACCATTTTGAAATGACATCCAAGAATCTGGAATAGTTCCAAAAGATTGAATTCTTACATCTCCACAATGAGCCTGCTTGTCTGATGCCATCATCGCAAATCTTTCATCACTCGTCATTTGACGGTAAGGCAATACAGTGTCACTAACTGTTAACTGGACTTGCGATAAACTAATGCTATAAGTTGTATTAATCGGCAACACAAATAACATTTGAAGCAAGCTTCCAACCCCAACACTCTGCCCACTTAGGCTGGCAATAGTAAATGTCGTGGTGTAAGTCGCCCATGAAGTAGTAAGCGCAAAGTCCGATCCTGACGATGTTACAGGCGCGGATCCTCCGGAACCAAATAATTGATATGCTTCTGTCCCTAGGATTGTCCCATTGGTAGTCGACATCGCGTCAAAACTTAGCGTTACTGTTTGCCCTGCTAAATTCTGAACATTGGTAATATTTTGATAAAAAGATTTAGATGTTTCGCCACCAGCTCCAGCACTTGTACACGCTAAATTTATGAAATAAACAGGCGTATTAGGAACATCCGTTTGACCAGCTGGGAATAATTGACGCGTTAGAACGTCCGTTGCATTATCATTTGACTTAAAAAAATGCCAATAATAAGCAGTCTCTACAGCAGTAGCCGCAATAACAGAGCAGTTTGCCGTAACAACTGAAATATCATTAATACCGTAGTCGTACATGCCCCAGAAATCAAATTCATTATTCAATAATAAGTTTGCTTGCGCATCACTAACGATATCTTGTGCAGTCTCAAGACCAGGAGGAGCATTAAAGTTATCACGTGTATAAAGCAGCACACCATCAGCCGTATAAATTTCAATGTAATAATTATTTAAAGCGTTATCACCGTCAACTTCCCAATAAATAGTCGCCATTCCCTTGTTGTCAAAGACAATAGGATTAGTATTAGCTGTAGCGCCAGTCCAATCGGTATAAGTAGGCTTTAACACCTGATGAGCAAGTGAGCTAAAGGTATTCATGTAACCATTAGCATTGGGCTGCAAGTAAGTTACACCAGTGCTAATGATAGTTAGTGTTCCCGTGCCATTTCCCGTTAAAGTTACTGGCGCATTAGCGATTGCGTTGGCGTAAGTGGTAGCCAGCTGAAATGATGTAGGTGACAAAAATATCAAGTAATAAGGAGTGGATGACGATAATGGTGTAGGCAATGTACCGCCAACAGAATTCAACATTACGGCCTTACCTGTAAAATAATTACTGGAAGCAGATAACGTGATCGTATTTGTTAAATAATTAGCAGCAAAAATAAATTCACTTGGATTACATGAAATTGTGACGCCCAACCACTCCTGCCAGTTCGGCTGCGGTGCTAAATTGTACCAAGTAGTCATTACTTTTTATCCTTTTTTGTCATAGCCGTTGAGCCAGTATTGGCAGCTCCTGCTAATGTTGATCGATATGCTTTTTGTGCCGCAGGCGATAAAAGACTATTAGCATTCGCATTTGCAAATTGTTTAGCACTTGTCGAAACATTTCCTTTAATCTTATTACCTACCAATTTACCACCCGCTTTTGCAGCTAAACTACCAATCGCCAATGGAGCATTGCCAGCAAATGCAGCTCCGGTTGCTATAGAATTGCTAAGCGCATCCGTTAAGCTACTTGCCATTGCATTTTGAACTCTTCCACCTGTATTAGGATTCTTCCCAATATCCAGATAGTCTCTCAATCCACCATGCAAAGTCTTTAGGCTATTTAACTTGCTCCACTTATCAGGGCCAAAAAGAGTAACCCCTTGATCATCTGACATTGCTCTAATGCTTTCTAGCGCATTTTGAATATCTGGATTATTCTTTTTACCCATTTTATCGCCTGTAGAGCGCAACTTAAGAAATCCTAGGTCATCCTTGATATCTGGAACTAAGCTTAAAGTCTTTTCAAGCCTTTCTGGTTTATCCCCTTTCACGAGATCAACCAATACATCATCAGATTCTGCTTTAACATTCCCTTTATGTAGGAATTTCTTTAAAGATTTATTTTCATAAAATGGTGCCACCTTCGTAGCGTAAGATTTTTTAGCATCTAACCACTGGTCGTGTAATTCCTCGCTACCAGATCGATCAGTTGAGCGACTAATATCATTGTTTAATGATGATTTAAGCTCTGATAAATCATGGTGAAGCGCAGGTTCATGAGCATTACCTACATTATTACCGATTTTCTTATTAATATCTTTATCAAGATTGGTCGCCTCTTCAAAGCTAATACCCTTATTATCTTTATTCATCCCAAATGCTTTATTTACGCTATCTTTTTCAGGATTTGATACGGCCCCTCTTTCTTTTAATTGATCGAGTTGACTTTTAGCGAGGTTAACTGCTTCCTTATGATAACTTCCTTCAGGGGCATTAACTATTTCCTGTAATTTATTAGCGTAACTATTAACATCTACATTAGATTTATCCCCTAATGACTTAGCTGTCTCATCCACCATGCTATAAAGCTGATTTGTTTCATCTTTAGCTTGAGTATGAGCATTATTAATCTTATCAACCACATTTCTTTTTACTTGTGATTGCGTAGGAGCTTCTCCTTTATCATTCGTTAATGCTAAGCCATCTTTATCGGCAACATTGAAACCATTAATTATGTCATTAGATGCTGAATCTATTTTCTCAGCGTTAATAGTAGCTTGCTGACGCAACTTATCATTACCAGCAGCCGGCATTACTTTATTAATGAAATCTTTCTTGGCCTGATCATCTTTCGTAAGCAGAACATTAGGCAATAAATCAGCATCCTCGCCAAGAACATCACGAGCTGCATTAACAGTTTCAGGGTTCATTGTTGACCCAGAAATTCCTTTCATTACTCCTTGAACGCCTTTACCAACTAAGGATGGAGCTGCCGCACCTACAGCACCTAATGTTGCTCCACCTAATCTAGATAATGGATCTTCACTATTCGTACCAGCAGCACCTACGGCAGCACCAGTGCCAGCCAATCTTGATAATGAAGGAGCAGCACCAAGCATTGTTTCGCCAAACATTGGTGCCGCTAATGCAGATTCACCAATAACATTGCCGGCAATTGAATATCCTGGGTGTGCAGATTTAGCCTCTTGCTGATACTCGTAAGGTGATGCATTAATTTCTGGCATAGGAATAGCAGGAATATTCGTATTTGCTACCGAGTTAATGCCCTTAATTGCAACATTAGGAATATTAGCTAGCGCCTGACCAGCCTCAGCACCACCTTGTAGAGCACCACTTGCTAATGCCGTTAATTTACTTAGGTCACGCTTGCCACTTGGAATTATGTCAGCAAGAGATGATTTAACATGAAAAAATGAGGTATCAGCATCTCTTGCATTCTTAACTGCCTCATCTGAATCATCAGATACTAAGTCACCAAAATATTCTTTCATACTAGGAGCACCTTGATTAGGATTTCCGCTGTATTTACTTAACATCTGATCAAGCTCATCATTTGCATGGCTAGGGCCAATTGATGCAGTTGATTTTGAAGCTTGCGCTTGAGAGCCATATTTGGCTAGCATCGAATCTAATTCATCAGCCATTTAGATTAACTCCCATAGGTGCATACATTGCAGATCCAGCAGGCTGAGGAGCTGGTGCTTGCTGACGTGATAGCATTTGTGTCACACCAGGAGCATATTTAGCCTTATCAGCATCTGACTTGCTCTTTAAGAAAGTTAATGCTTGATCTCTAGTCATATCCGCTACAATTGGATTTTTAACTAAGTCTTGATTAACATCTGCTCCTGTTAATTTATTGAACTCACTGGACATATTTCCAAACTGAGCCTTAGGCTGCATCTTCATAGCTTGCAAGTTAAGCAATTCAGTCATAGCATTTAATGTATTAACTTCTGTTGATCCAGGACTGAAACCTTTACGAAGAATGGCAGCAGAACTATTAATGTTCCCAGTCGTTCCACTATTCGTGAATGTTTTTGCTAATGCATCAGGCGTAATCTTTCCGTAAGTGTCATTTAATTGCTTCATTGCCGTGTACTCAGGAGGAGCGGCGGCAAAATTATTTCCGTACTTGGCTTCATCATACTTAAATTTATTAGCACCAATAACACCAGAATAATGATTAATCATGTCAGGATTATTCATTATTGATTGATTGATACTCTTAGAAATTCCATATGAACTTGCATCATTATTGAAGTCATTTCTAGATCCAGCATCACCTACTGCTAGCTTTTGACCAAGTGCCGCATTCTGCTGCATCTCAGGTGTATTGGTAAATAAAGTAGTAGCTGCATTATTAGCTTGAGATGGTGATTGTGTAGGCATTCCGGCCATAGCAGATCTAGCCACTTGTGGTGGAGATTGTTGATATTGAGGAGCATTAGTCTGATTGTAGGGAACTAATCCAGGAGCCTTGCCTTGACTGCCAGCCATTGCAGACTGTGGCATAGCGACATCTTGAGGAGGCGGCATCATTCCACTTTGCTGAGCTTGGCGAGCAGCTGCAATATCTTGCGGAGCGAATGACGATTGAGGAGTTTGTTGCCCGTTAAATCCAGGCGCACTTGTACCTGCCAATGCAGGATTTGCTTGCATAGCAGCTTGACGCGCAGCCAACATATTTGGCTTAGCATAATCTGGCGAAGATGAATAAATTTTAGCCCATTGATCCTGACTTAAATTAGCAGCTTGCCCAGCAATTAAATCAGCATTAGCCATCGCACTTTCAGCTTGAGCATTTTTAGCATTAATATCTGCTTCTTGTGATGGAGCGTAATATTGATTCGCTAATTGTGCCTTTTGAAGGCTTGCCTGTTCTTGTGGCGCAACAAATGGAAGCTGAGCCGCCAACTTTTGATTATTATAGTAAGCATTCTGTGCGCCAAGCTGCCTATCACGACCACCATATAATGAGTTCAAAGCTGTTTCTTGCACTTTAGGAGCTGCATTCATGAAATCTGTAACGTCGGACATTTTTAAACTCCTTAAATTAATGCCATCAGGCCAGATATTAACCCAGCATTACTTTGCCCGGTTCCTTTTCCAGATCCCGACCAAGCGTTACCAGATCCACCACCAAGATACTGCATTGGGCTACCAGTTGGGCCGTACATACCCATGTTCATTGCATTGTTCCACATGGCACTGTTAGCAGTGTCTCCCATAGCATTTGCCTGACCAATACCTTGTTGCGCACCACCAATAGCCTGACCTGTGCCATAAGTCATTTGACCTAACGAGCTGGTCATATTTGCGCCAGTTTGCATAAGTGGATTGTAATTACCAGTTGCAGCAGCTCCTAACCCCATCATATCGTTATAGTAATTCTGACGGTCAGCCGAGGAAATGCCTTGTGACATAGTGTCAACTGATCTCTGGTTATTGCCTGACCCTAACATTCCGCCAGCAGCCGCAGCAGCATTAGCTGATTGCGTACCAAGATCCGTTTGATATTCAGCCCATGGACTTGCGGTATATTGTGTCATCCAGTCACCTGTACCACCTTCGCCATTACCCATCATGTTTTCGAATTGGGACTCTTGCGAATTACCCATGTTCATCATATTATCGCCAGCCGCGTTACCACGATCCATCCAAGGTTGAAATAATTGCGTTACTTTATTTAAGTAATCTTCGTAGGTACTAATAGAGTTGTTATACCCATTTGCTAAATCTTCTGAGGCAGCACCTTGACCACCACCGAAAATATCATCCATCATGCTCATAAGATCACCTTAAAAGTTAAGTACACGGGTTTTTTCTGTGAAATTATCGGTAAAGTTAGGTGTACTAACCCTTCCGAACTCTGCTTTAATGTAATGTACACGTATATTGCACGTATCAGTAAAGCCATTAATGTACATACGAGCTTGTAGCTCAGCTCCAGACCCAGCGCTAGTAACAGAAGGAATGGGAATATCTGTTAATGTCGCACTAATCAAATTAATTCCAGGCTTTAAGTTAACAGCTCTAGCCAACAACAAGTCATTACCAGGATCATAATAACGATTAATTCCGAATTGTATGGCCACATCATTTTGCGTTAAGTTCGTAAACTGACCGCTAAAAGTAATTGTCTTATTACTGACCATTCTCACATATTGAACGCCAGAAAATGCTTGATAGATATAAAGATCTCCACCATTCCAGGAAGTCACATTAATGTCTTCGTAATATGCCGAATTAATCATCTAATAGCCCATATGCAGTGCTCGTTACCGTATATTCCGCATTATCAGCACCATAAATCTGCCAAGTCTGAGCAATATATGCCCCATTACCTGCAGCTTGCGTTAATGGTGTAGAAATACCAACCTGAAAATTATAAGAACCGTTGATTAACAAGTTTGGAGACACAGCAAACCCCGCTAACGAATTAACCGTGTCATAAGTATTAAAAAAATATCTATTCCAATCATTCGATATATTGCCATTAGCGTCGGCAAATGGTGTCTGAACTGGTGCCGGGCTTAGTGGATTAGTAGCCATTATGAACCCCCTTCTTCCATCACAATTTTAGCGCCCATAATAAATGTAGGAACCACTGAGTAGACGTCAATACGTGGTAAAAAGCTACGCATTTGACCCAACCCATACCATTGACCCCTAAATCTATACTGGCCTAATTTTCCGTACTCAGCTGGTCTCTGGCTTGAAAAAGTATGACCTTCATCACTAGATACTGATAGGAAAGCCTTAAGATCATCACCAGGTGAATTAGCATTAGCAGTACCTGCCTGAAAATTAACCTCAAAGTTGTTTATCTTAAATCTATTGTATGCAGGCAACATCAATTGTGGCCCCTGAACTCTATAGTGTCTAGCCACTCCATCATCAGTAGAGATATCTGTAGAGTAATCATTAATGACAGCTCGTAAGCTGCTACCGATTAAGTGTTGATCATTCCAGTATGTGTGACATGTGGCTATATGACAATCACCATTTAAGCGCTCTAAATTAGACCATCTAATCTCACCATTTGTAGGCGTAACGTCAACGAGGAAAGTCACGTTAGCTGTAGGAAAGGTTAGCTGATAAAAGATATGACCAGCTTCTTTGAAGACAAATCCAATTGCATCACTTACTACATCAAACATTCTGATAGTTAAGTCTATTTCTTGCGTACTTATCTTAACTGGGGTAGTTCCGTTCGTCATATAGACGGATCCAACACCATTTTTATCACCAGCTAGCCACATCAATAGTCCCTGACCCTCTGCAATAGATCCTGTCGCAATACATCCAAACTCAAACAGCATATTAGTATTGTAAGTGAACGGAAATGATCCCTGAGCCTGCGGGTACCACACTTCGATCGTGTAATTGCCAAATATGAATAACGTGTTATTTACAGCTGCACAACCCTGTAAAGTATCTGCCTTAGCGTTAAAGATAACTCCATTAGCTGCATTCCACGTACTAGCACTACCTGCTGCAGATATAAACCACTGATTCGAATTACTCTGACAGACTACAAAGTAATTATTAAAGAATACGCAATCGAGCGGGTTAGGCAGAAAGTTATCGCTAACAATAGGAGTAGTTGTTAATGCGTTAATGTCATACACATAACCATTAGCGCCATCTACAATGAGTACTTGAGACGTGGAACTAGTAACGCCAATAAATCCAGAAGACGTATTTAAGTTACCAACAACAATCGTTCTAAGCCCCTTATCAAGTAGATAAACCAGTGATGAGTTGAACGCTAAGCAGTAGGAATAGGCGCTATTTTGATCGCTATAGATCATGCGTATAGGGTCACTAGATGTACTCAACGTATAACGTAGCGTATATCCCGGAGCTGGATTGTGCATGATCTGCTTAGTGCCACGCGGATCAAATGTCACGTAATAGTTAATGATATAGCTATTATCTTGCTCAACTGATCTCTCTTGCGAGGTCTGTGTAGCTAGCGGAAAATCAACCGCCTTACCGCCCACTAGGTAAACCATCCAGTAAATGGAAATACTTGACGACGCTTATCACTAATAGTCTCAGTTTTACGCGAGTAGAGGTCCATCCTGTTATTAGCTTGCATACTCTTAAGCGCATTAGCAGCTTTCAACTGGAACGAAGTGGAGCACTCGAAGGAGAATGCATCACAAATATCTAGCATCAACTGATACTTAAGACACAGCAAGAACCCTGGCGGAAATCTACACTCTAAGTCTTGATATAGACTAATCTCAGCTAACCGCTGCTTCAAAACTAATTGAACAGGAAAATCTTGCTGAGGCAATGGCTGAACTACAATCTCTGTATATTCGGCAAATGGACGCATTAAGTACTTTGCAGGATATGTCGCAACACCACGATAAAGTATCGATGAATACTCCGTCTCAGTCATCATTTCACAGGCAAATACCAAATTATTACCATTACCTGGATTAATCTCGTAGGTAAATGACAGAATGTCGATCATTGGTTCAGCATTTACATCATATTGATCGCCAATACCGAACTTATAGCACTGTTGATTGGCCTTAAACGTGAAATTGATAACATTTTGATAAGGAGCGAGGCTTGTATCTGATCCCCACATGAGAATAATGTCATTCAACAACACTAATCCCTGGTTGATCATATACGCTGGCACATTCGCATTTTCTTGCGGTATCATGCCAGTTTGCAAGAATGCATCGGTAATCAATTGAATTGCAGTTTTCGACATGGTTAAATCACTGGTTAATCATCCACCATGGGCTCATGTGCGGATATTACATCATCACCTGGTTGCGCAAATTCATCGTCAACTTTCACTTTATTAACTCTTTTCTTGCGAACTTTTGGCACTTTCTGCTCTAATTCTTCTATTTCTTGTGACAACAAATCTCTTTTATCTGCCAATTTGGACATTTGATCGCCCCAATCAGCTATACACTTAAGAAATTCTGATGGGTCCTCACGATAGCCGCGCTTTAAGTAATCATCACGCTCGTAGAAATCACAGATAATGTACTCTTCCCAACTTTTATAGAGTGCGTAATGCTGCCCACTCTTCTTGGCCGAATCAGTCATCATGAGTAATGTAGGGTTAAAGATCATTTTTTATCCCCAGTCATCACAATTCGCTTCATCTTTGATGCTAAATCCGGTGCTTTATGCCCGCTATACTCAGGCTGACTATTCAATAATGAATTAAACGCCTTCGTCATACTCTTTTCCAACTCTTTACGATCTTTGCTCTTAACCTTGCTCATATTATCTCCAGTAAAAAGGGCAGAGCACGAATGCGCCCCACCCTAATCATAATATTAACCGATTTGACGAGTACAGTATTGACCAAAAACTTGCCAGCCGAAGAATACATCGAAACGCATGATGTCTTGATCGGTAACAGGGTTGTAGGAAACAGTACAACGAATCGAAATGTTGGTTTCTGGATCAGTAAATACTTTACAGTATGGTGCGCCCATCATGATTGGTGGTGGAACACACGCTAAAGTGAAAGCATCAGGGCTGTACGTGTAGTTATTAGACCACTGAGCAGCAGTGCCGGGTACAGTAATACCAACAGCAGATACGGCAGCGCTATCAGCAGCAGCAGTAGTAACGTTTTGGTAAGGACCACTAAGTACGATAGCAGGTAAGATGCTTACAGTAGCTAAACCGCTACCATCAGAGTTAACAACTTCTTGTACCACGAATTGAGCCAAGTTACCTGAACCAGTACCAACTTGTAAGCGGCTGATAGGGTTAAGGCCATAAACGTTAGCAAAGCTAATAACGTCACCAACATTCAATACGCCAGATTGGCTAGCGGTGAAGCCCTTAAGATTGATGGTCGATCCACTTTGTAGCGCGCCATTAACCAATGCAGTACCAGCAAATGTACCCGTGGTATGAATCGCTAAGTTCTGATCTTCAATGAGGTCATGACCTGCAACTTCACCTAGGCGAGCATATTGCGAAACATTTTCATTAAATGGTTTATTGAAGCTGTTTTGTAAGCTTGCGCGTAATGAACCGGCATCACCAGGATTGAACGTCATGTAGCGGCTATTAACTACGCCATATTTACGCTGGGTGGTAACACTTAAGTTGGGAGTGGCAAACGAGGTAATACCGGCACCAGCAGTACCAATGGTACGCCATACACGACTAGCAGCAGTTTGAGCACCAACAGCATCGATCTGATTGGCTAATTCTTGCGCTGCGCCTTCATAGATGTTGGTTTCTGGATCTTGTAGGAAACGTTGAACGTCAACCGATGTCAAAGCAATATCAACGTGCTTTTGATAGTTAATCGTTAAAGTATCTTGGTTTTCAATAATGCCCTGAACTTGTAGTTCGGCACCATTGTTGGACGTGAAATAAACTGGCTTACGAATACGTAAAGTATCACCAATTTTGAAGTCATTGCTTGCACCCCAAGGATTTACCCAATCACGGTTAGCAGTGTGGGCGAATGCTAAGCTATTGACGGTACGGGCTAATACGTTTTTGCCGATGAAATCGACGACTTTAAAATTATTTGCAGTAGACATGATGCGGGTCTCTAAGTTGAGTTTGCCGCATCACCTCCGGGATAGGAAAGGGTCAGCGGCGCGTTTTTAAACGTTCTTTTAACTGACTTATAGACATCTCTTCAAAGCT